AAGATATATAGATTATTTTAACGGGTACAGACATGCGTATGGAGTCGCTGACTTTGAACATCCAGATGCATATGTAGATTCTGAAACAGGTAAAAAGAAACCTGTATACAGATGGAACTACGAAGAACTTACTGAAGAAGTATACCAAGCACACCTAGAAGGCACACTATCAATTGGTATTCAGCCATGTAATGAAAACTCAGAAGTAAAATTTGGAGTCATAGATATAGATCCAAAAGACTATGATGACTTTGACAAAAAATTTTTTATAGACAAGATTCAAGAATACAAACTACCACTTATACCAGTCGCTTCTAAAAGTGGTGGACTACATTTATTTTTATTTATGAAAACTTTTACAGATGCAAAATCTGTAAGATCATTTTTAAGTAACTTACTACCACTATTCAAACTAAAATCAGATTGTGAAATATTTCCAAAGCAGACACAGCTAACAAAAGATAATGAAACAGGACAGCTACGTCCAGGTCAGTTTATAAATTTACCATACCTGGGTGGCAATCAAAGGCAGGGTATCAACACAGATGGTACACTGTTTACCTTGGACCAGTTTATGCAGGTCATAGAGGTGAACCTGGTAGACAAAGAAAGACTGAAAGGAATTACAGAATCGATAGAAGAACAAGACATGAAAGATGTCGACGAAGATTTCAAAGATGGACCACCGTGTCTAGCAATACTTTCTAAACTTACAAACGATCCTGCATTCGATGGTAAAGATAGATTTATGTATAACTATCATGTGTTTGCAAAGATGAAGTTTGCAGATAACTGGCAACAAAAAGTTATGAATGCACCAGTAAAATATTTTGCAGGAGAACATGCAAATGCGTGGGATCAAAAGTTTTTAAATCAAAAAGTAAAATCATGGAACAAAAGTACAAAAGGTTATACGTGTACACAGAGTCCTATCAGTGAGTATTGTAAGAAAGGTATTTGTGTTAAGAAAAAGTATGGGGTCTTAGCAGGATCAAAAGGTGCATACCCTGTACTTACAAATCTAAAGAAGATAGATTTAGATCCAGAACCAGAGTACGAATTCGATGTAACAAAACCAGATGGTATCAGCACAGCAACAGTGCATTGTAGATCTGTTGAACATTTGAATGATCAACGTAAAAGACGTAACTCAATATCAAAAGCTGCAGGATTCTTACCACCACTTATCAAAGGTGATCAAGAGCAGGCAGTGATGGACGCGTTATATCTAACACAGAAGATAGTACACCCACCAATAGGTACATCACCAAAAGAAAAATTACATGACGTTATACATGCAAAGATAAATGGACCAAGAGCTACAAGCGATGCAGCATTTAAAACTGGATCTGTATTAATAGAAAACGATTTAGCATTCTTTAAGTTTGATAAGTTCTTTGACAAGTTACGATCTAAGAATTGGAAACACAGCGAAGATAAGACAGGTCGTATGATGCAGGTTATATATCAAGATTGTGAGATAGAATTTTTAGATCAGAAAAGATATCCATCAAAGAAAACAGGTGAGTACAATTCATCTACAAAGAATGTAGTACAGATAAACATAAAATCATTTGAAGAGGTACCAATACATCACACTAAATTGGTACACAAGACGGAGATAATGTGATCAGTAGAAAATTATTTGGGCCTCCGGGAACGGGGAAGACAACAAAGCTATTGAAGTATGTCAAAACATTTTTAAAATTAGGTACCCCTGTAGATAAGATAGGGTATTTTGCATTTACAACTAAAGCTGCAAACGAAGCTATTGATAGAATGCTGGATTATCACACAGCTTTTAGTAGAAAAGATTTAAAATATTTTAGGACCCTACACTCTCTTGCATTTACAAGACTCGGACTCAAAAAATCAGAGGTATTACAGGACGAACACTACGAAGATATAGGTAGAAGACTAGGAATTCAAATGACAGTGTACTCTGATGGCCAGGAAACCACAGGATTTGTAGATTCTAACAGCGAATATTTTAATCTTATCAATGCAGCTAGGATCAAAGAGATAACAATAGAGGATGAATACAATACAGATATGTATTCCCAGGATATGAACAAGCAATTGTTACAAATTATTTCTGACGAGCTACAAAACTACAAAGACTCATACAAATTAGTAGATTTTACAGACATGATTGAAAGGTTCAATGTGTCTGAATTATGTCCTAAATTTGACGTGGCTTTTATAGATGAAGCTCAGGATCTATCACCAATACAATGGAAAATGGTAAATATAATAAAGAAAAATTCCAAATATGTTATACTAGCAGGTGATGACGATCAAGCTATTTATGGCTGGGCGGGAGCCGATGTAAAAAAATTTCAGCAAGAAATTTCAAAAAAAGACATAATTTTGCCACAATCTTACAGGGTTCCAAAGTCTGTTCAAAACATTGCAGATAAAATATTAGACAGAATACCTGACCTAAAAAGAGTGCGTAAACAATGGAAAGCAAGAGATGAAGAGGGAAATGTAGATTATATTACAGACACCGATGGGTTACCATTTCATGAAGGTAGTTGGTTAATACTAGCAAGATACAATGACAGACTTTCAAAGCTTATGCCTACCTTAAAAGACAGGGGCGTATACTTTCAATACAAAGGTCGTAAGAGTTACAAGGTATCTTTGTTTAGAACTATTCTAAACTACATACGATGGCAAAAAGGTGAGCTGTTATCACTATCAGAAGTAAAAGATATTTTAGAGTGTGCAGGCAGTAATTTAAAACCAACAGAAGAAAAGATGTATGACTTGGCAGAGTTATCTTTTTCAAAAGAAATAGAATGGTTTGATGAATTCCAGGTAGATTACGAAGAGTGTCTATACATACGTGAGATGTTACGTATGGGTGAAAAATTATCTAAAGATGCAAGAATAAAATTATCTACAATACATGCAGCAAAAGGTGGTGAAGCTGACAATGTATTATTAATTTTAGATAATACAAAAACAATTAGAGAGTCTGCAGAGAAGAGTGAAGACAAAGCAGATGAAGAAAACAGAGTATGGTATGTTGGTGTAACAAGAACAAAACAAAATTTATACATCATGTCAGCAAAAAAAGAGGAGAACGGTTATGACATCGAAAGTTTGGGATAAGCAGCACGGCGGGAGTCACTATCAAAAATATAAAATACAGCCAAGTAAGTTTGTAGTTGAGAATGAATTGCTATATCCTGAAGGTTGTGCTATAAAATATATTATCAGACATCGTGATAAAGGAAAGAAGCAAGATATATTGAAAGCAATACACTTTTTAGAAATGATTATTGAAAGGGACTATAATGAAAATTCCTAAGTTCGAAGCACAGACGGAATGGGTTAAGCCTACAGAATTTCCTGACTTACGACAGGTAGATGAAATAGCAATTGACCTGGAGACAAAAGATCCTGACCTGATTAAGAAAGGATCTGGTTCTGTTATTGGTAATGGTGAAGTTATAGGCATCGCTGTTGCAACAAAACATTTCAAAGGATACTTTCCTATTGCACACGAGGGTGGTGGTAATATGGAAAAGGCAAGAGTTTTATCTTGGTTAAAAGATATACTTGAAGCTCCATCTACAAAAGTATTTCACAATGCAATCTATGACGTTTGTTGGTTGCGGGCAATGGGATTCAAAATAAACGGTGACATAGCGTGCACAATGATAGCTGCAGCGTTGACCGATGAGAATAGATTTCGTTATGATCTCAATAGTTTATCGTGGAATTATCTTGGCTATGGTAAGAACGAAGCTGCACTTGCAGAAGCTGCAGAGTCTTGGGGTATAGATCCTAAATCAGAAATGTACAAATTACCTGCAATGCACGTTGGTGCATACGCTGAACGTGATGCTGAAGTTACATTAGGACTTTGGCAAGAAATGAAAAAAGAAATTATTAATCAGGACCTGGAAGATATATTTGATCTTGAGTCTGATTTGTTTCATTGCCTGGTTGACATGAGATTCAAAGGTGTACGTGTAGATACAGAACGTGCACATCAAATGAAAAAAGAATTTATTACACAAGAAAAAGAATTACTACACAAAATAAAAAGTGAAACAAATATTGATACACAGATCTGGGCAGCTAGATCTATTGCAAATGTATTTGATATGTTAAGACTAGAATATCCAACAACAGAAAAAACAGGTGCACCATCTTTTACAAAAAATTTTTTACAGGAACATCCAAATCCTGTTG